GCTGTCAGGACTAAAGACAAACTCGACGGCAAACAAGAACTTATACTTAGGTGCAAGCTGTACTAGATCAACAGCATACGCAGAAGCACAAACGGGACCACCTGCTGCACTTTGGAATACTGATTCAACTTGGCCACTAGGTGAGAAAATACTGGTACCTAAAATTTCTAGGTTCTGTAGTTCCTGTAATGCATTTGGTAAGTCACTTACCTTAAAGCGACCATCCTTTACTCTTCCTGCAATGTCTTTTGCACTATTTAATGCTCTGTTTGCTACACCAGGATTAAAGTTAGAAACAGACTGAACAAAAGTGTTGTCGATTCCAGTTTGGTCGAAAACAAAGTTTGCGGCTTTATCAAGTGAGCCACCTAGAAAAGAACTAGGCACAGCAGAATCGCCTACCCGAATTGTATCAGAAAGGCTTTCAAGAGTGCGTAGTCCAGCACCAATTTTGCCACCACCAATTGCGTTTAAAGCTTCAACGTCACCAATCTTACCCAGCGCGCCAAAGAAATCTCTTCGCTCATTCGTTAGACTTTGGTCAATAGCAACAGACCTTGCACAGTCTGAATCTGGTACTGTAAATCTTCTTGGGTCGGTTGCCATTATCTGCCTCTTTTAGTCTTCATGTGGGTATTTATGGTTGGGTTTAGGGGCAAAAAAAGAGGGAACATTCCATGTTCCCTCAACACATCCTTGTGAATTTCCTTGTATCCTTAATACTTTTCGTCGCGTTGCATTCTTTGATAAGCCCTTGATGTTTCATCACCACCGTTACCATTCATGCCGCCATTCATATCGCCATTCATATCATCTTCAGAAGACTCTTCCATTCCGTCTAGAACCATTTGGAGATCTTCTTCACCGACATAATGACCAAGCTTTTCAACAAGATCAAGTAACTGTTCAGCTTCGAAGTCGCGAGCCTTTGAAAGAACATCATCAAGAAGAGAAGGCTCTTCTTGTTCGCGTTCGTCTCCGTTTATATCTCCGTTCATATCATCGCCGGCCATGTCCTCGTCGTGGCCCATATCCTCTTCATGTTCGTAACCACGTCGAGAATATCCCATACCAGCGAGTTCAAGTAGGCGTTGTTGTTCTTTGTTTAGTTTTTTCTTAGCCATCTAATTATGCTCCAGCACCACCAGTTGCTACACCCTGACCGGCGTTGAATCCACCGATGTCTTGACGTGCATGGTCGTACCTAATTGTCATTGTAATTTGAACCGCTTCACTTGCGGAGTAATCCATTTCTGTCCAGTCAACTGCCTGGAGCCAGCAACCTTCAATTGTCCACTTCTCAATTACTTGGTCGTTACCATCAAGCATCTCAAGATTTGTAACAAATTTGTAAAGAGAACCTTCTTCTCTAGCCGCCATGAACTGGCCTTCAGCTCCAATTAAGAACTGCTGACCTTGTAGTTGATCATTAATTACCTGTGTTGCAGTACCAACTACATCATCTTCGACTGTTAGCGTCATTGGTTCCCACATATGCTTACCAGCAATCCATGCACGAGAATTGTATCGATCGAGTTGAATTTCCTCGAACGAAAGACTCGGTCTCGTGACCGTAATTGCTTGTAGAGATAATGGCTGTGAATCTACGCCACCAGCAAGATTAGCAAAGGTGACTCTCCACCTATTTCTAAGCTTTGGTTGTAGGATACCACTACCAACTCCTGGGATTCCAATGTCATTAATCGTTGCCACGATGTAATCTCCTTTTTATTACCTTATTTATGCTACCCTTAGTTCTTAGCTCAACTCCGCGCTTGTTGCAACAATACGGATTGGGATGAACAAGAATTCAGCTGCCTTGGTAGGCTGAATTGCGATGTCAATATACATCTCATTGCGATCAATTCGATCTGGAGTGTTGTTGCTCTCATCCGAAACTGATACGAAGTCAAACAAACCACGTCTAATCAAGATATCACCTAAGAATGCATCTACTGCAGCCTTTAAGTTGTCGCGCGTAAGCTGGTCATTTGGCTCAAATACAAAGCTCAATGTATTCTTGCGTAACTGACGTCGGAGGAATCCAACCAAACGGCTTACATTTACACGATCAAGTGCACTTGCGTCAGGCGAAGATGTTTTCTGACCAAATACCAGAATACCACGACCAGGAATGTTCGTAATTGGGTTAATGTTTGTGAAGAACTTGTATAAGTCATCACGTTGGCCAACGTTTAAGTTAACCTCAACAAATGTTGTTGCACTTCCTAGTGTTCCGGAAACGAATCCAACCTGTGATACACCAGAGACCAAACCTCTTCGTGTACCAGCTGGTGCAAACCAAATCTCACTTGCATTATCACTGAATGCGTAAGTGCGTAGAGCTGTACCACTTGCAGCACCAACGACATTCTTACCATCCAAGTTGGACAGTAATGGATGTGAGTAGTAGTATGCGACGTTTACTGAATGCTGACGTGCTGAATCTGTATCTGCCCAACTAACTGTTTGCTCTGGGTCGAGATCCATTGGTGTTTCAGCTACAACAAATGCTTCCTCACCAATGTCAACGGTCAATGCAATCAATTCATCAACAACTTCAAAGTAGCCTGGGCATAAAATCAAGTTGTATTCAAAGTTCTCAGAACGAATCTCTGTGTTGCTGTTAACCGCAGCCTGAAGCGCCGTAACAATTGATAGGCGACGCGCTGCGTCATTCGCACCAAGACTCGTACCGTTCAAAAATTCTGCTGTAAACTGGAAGTCATCAGCTACATCCAGCAAAAAGTCATTAGCCTCTTGTGGAGACCATTCATCTTCTTTGCCTACTGTTGATCCAAATGTGTTTGTTACCCACTCAACTACACTACCTTCAAAACCGAGGTATGAGCCAGTTGATGGTTGAGCAAATCCATTACCAAAGATTGGTAGGGTTGAATCAGAATCTGTACCTGCAACAGCAGTATTAATAGTACCAAAACCTGTTGTGCTTGAGAATAGAAGTAGAGTTCCAGTATCAACAACCAAAATTGTAGAAAGTGCTCCTGTTGAATCACTTTCGATCTTAATGTTACCAGCATCAATTGTAGCGGTTGCACCTGTTAGCTGTGTGTTAATTTCAACAAGTAACAACGTGAAAGTTGTAGCAATGTCACCACCAACAGCCAATGCATTTGGTGTACCGTCAATTGTAACAGTTGCTGTGTACGTCAAAGCATTCGTACCTGCAGTAGCTGTGTTCAATCCTTGGAAGGCTGACAAGTTAGCAAGTAATGGAGCTGTTCCTGGTGTACCAGATGTTATGTCTGTGATTAATATACTAGAGCTTGAACCAACAGTGTTGCTTGTGATTCGCAAATTACCATTTGTAATAGCAGATGTTGCTCCAGTCAAGTCTACATCAAGTTCAGTAAGAAGATCTGTAAAGATTTGTGCAACAGTACCGATAATCGCGATAGCCTGAGGACCACCACCGTCGACTTCAACTGTTGCTTCGTAAGTAGTCTGGCCTGGAACAACTAAGTCGATTGCAGCAAAGTCCGTTAATGAACCAAATAGTATATCAGTACCTTGTGTAGTGACAAGGAATGTAAATCCGGTTGGGGCTGAACTATCATCAACTGCATCTGCAACGGAACTAACCGCTGCGTTTGTAACAGTAACAACTGCTCCTATAACACTTGTTCCGAAATCTGCTACCGCACCAATCGCGGTGATCATCGATCCCGCAACCACTGTATCAGCATCACCTGTTGTGATTGCAACAGTAATACCTGTTCTACCAGCTACGAGTGGATCAACACCACCACTTGAAACATCAAACCAAACGTAATATCCAGTTCCAGGTGCGTCGAGCAAGAAGAATGTGCTGTTTAAACTACCAGCTACATCGGCTACAGCTGTAATGTCAGTTACCTCGGCATCGCCTGTATCAACAACATCAACATCAGATGGTACACCAGTTGTTGCACTAATAAATCTTAGGTTACCTGATGTAAGGGTTATTGAACCACCACCAAGACCACCATCAATGATGCTTTGTATTTCCGTAAGTAAATCGTTATATGTTGTTACATCAACACCGTCGACACTAAGTGCTTCAACACCTAGAACATCAAACTCGACTTGTGCTGTATATGTTGTACCATTTGTACCAAGGGCGTCCGCATCAATTGCAACGAACCCGTCCACGGCAGCAAATAAACCTTCACCGAGTGTACCTGCGGCTGAGAATGTAAATCCGGTTGCGTTTGAGGCTGAGCCTTCTTGAGAACCACTTACTACACCTTCAAATCCTGCGGCATGTGTAACTATAACAACGTTTGTAGCACCACTTGTATCAAAATCTGCTATAAGGGCAATCGCTGTTCTTGTTGCAATTGCAACATCATCAGCAATATCATTCGTAACAATCGGAACAGTAATACCAGTTAAGCCAAATGGGCTTGGGTCTGTACCACTACCACTGACGTCATACCAAACGTAATAGTCAGTTGATATTGAACTTAGAACAAAGAATGTGTTGTTTAAACTACCCGCGACATCTGCTACCGTCAAGACATCTTGTACTTGTGCAACGCTTCCTGGAGCACCACCGAAGGCACCATCAAAAAGATCAATTTCAGATGCTACACCAGTTGTATCGCTGGTGAATAGAATGTCACCACTAACAATCGCTGAACTTGCGCCAGTGACGTCAAGGTTAATCTCGTTAACCAAGTCAGCAAATGTTTGTACACTGTTACCCGTAACACTAATATCTTGAGCAACACCACCGTCAACTGCAACGTTAGCTGCATATGTTAGTTCTGCAAAACCATCTGCAGCACCATTAATCTGTACGAATCCTGCTAGTGAACTGAACAAGTCTGTGTCTTGAATATCAATAGCAGAAGTTGCACCAGTTGTGTTACCTGTAACAAGAAGTGTGCCACCTGTAACAGATGCAACCGCACCTGACAAGTCGGCGTTGATCTCATTAACCAAGTCACTGTAAATCTGAGCTGCACTACCTACAACTGTAATCGCCTGAAGGAC